CTCGGTCCTCGCGGACTTGGAGTAGAGTGGCCCTCATCTCAAGGAGATGAAGGTTCTGGTCCCACTTTAACGAGGTAGGAGGCACCTTTTGGAAAACAATTTTCCACTGGGTCCTATAGATCTAAGTTTTTAGACTTAAATCTATGACTCACCTACATATCAATTACCTTTTACTCTTCTTTGACAGAAGACCCTTCTTTAATAGTTTTCTAGTTGACTTGAACCCTGAGAGGATACCAACCCTCTTAAGGAACTTGGCAACTAGACTACTAGAAAAGAAGACTGACCCTAGAGTAGGTCAGGCCTTGGTAACTGCCTTTTTCGAGGATAAAGATCTTATTTGAATAAGACCTTTAGGTCCTCGGGCTAGAACTATAAGTTCCATTACCAAATCTTCAGTCAAAGACGGAATGAAAGGTAATTTGCAACCCAAGAGAACTGGAAGATTAATAGTTAAACAACTATTACTTACAGAATAAGGGTTTTCCTTGAGAAAATACTCTAATAGACCTTCCTCAGCTTTGGTCTGTATGGCCAGTCAAGGACTGGACAACAAGATCCAAAGTTCTGAAGAAGTATCTAGTACGAGTTTTAACTCTTGGTAAGACCTTCTCTTATAGGACTTATATACGATATCTTTAACCAATTGGTTATCGAAGGCGTATTTAAGTCTCCTTGCCACAGCCTGTTGGTACAGGTTGTGAGTTGCAAGAAAAGAAAAGTTCTTGAATTCTTTAAAGAGTTCAAGGGGGTACCTTCTTAGGAGGGTGGATATTATAGGATCCGAAATCAGTCATCTCTGAGCTGATACCCGGTCCTCTAACATATTCCTCACCTTTCTCTTAAAATAAGAGAAGCCCCATATGGTTAGAACAGTATCGTTAAAGATACTGGCCGTCGCCTCAGGTGCCAGCGAGGAACTCTTCCCACCCGGGAAGGGGCTATGAACTCTTAAGTGATTCCAAAACTGATCAGTTCCATCCAAGTGGTAAGCCTGATCATATGTGATATGTAGGAACTGTAAAAGTCCCGGCATACCACCATTGATCAGGAGACCAACTCGAAGGGGAGATATATTGATCCCATTAAAAATTAGTTTAGATGCAAACTCAACAGGAACGTGGTCCCCAGTTGGGACCATGGACTTTGTGAGTCTGATATCTAGACCTAATGATAATATGAGATCTTTATATCTTCAAGCAACACGTTCATCGGCAATGACAACATCATCTCCAAGGACTGCATAGTCTTTGAAGTAGTGATGTCCTACACGATGAGCGGCAAGAAGAATTAAGAGATGATGGGTTACAGCTATAGATGTCCATGATGAGTAAATACCCATTCCTTGACCTGTACGGTAATAAATTTCTTTATTACCCTCAGGAACTTTTACAAGGAAAGGATAACCTACTATAATGGATATCCATAGTTGACAACCCTTCTCTCTTAACCCTATAAGACGTAAGACCCCTGCCTGTAAAGTCAGAGGTATACGATCTGTAGCGGCTCTCAGATCAAAGGATCAAGACTTCTTACCTTCCTTATATCACTTTTGTGCTACAGGAATAATCTTTTCTTGATCGTAAGTATAATCAGTTCTTAATTTCTTAAGAATGACTAATATTGACGATGCAAGAGGAGAGAGAGTTGCTTGTGTAATCCAGTCAGATATAGCAATATATCGAACTTTTCCCAAACCATCAGAGAAATAGGTAAGAGATCGTGAGATCCCTTTATCTACTTTATCTTTGTATTTTGGAGGAAGTGCGGTATAGACTTTATCTAAGAACTTTCGATCTATTCACTCTAAAAGTTGTGATGGATAAATAATTCCATCATAATAATTAAAGCGGAATAGTTTACGAAATTCCATGATAAAGTTGTCTAACTCCAAACATCGTTTGGTGTTTCGAGATAGACATACTATATCTACTAGGATTCGCAACCAACCCTTTCCTATAGGACTAGACTTTGTTCAGAACCTAGGGCCTAAGGCCCCAGGTGAGAAAGAAGTCAAGTGATCTATAGAAGGTAGAGGTTTCTTAATTCTTTGAAAAGAGAAATCTTTAGAAACCCTGGGTCACATCACACGAAACTCTCCAAGTACTTTAAAAACCGTACTATCAACACCCTCTTTGGGAGGGTTAGAGATAGTAGAGAAGTCCAGTACTGGAGGGGATCTCATGTAACGATATGAACGGAGGAAAGTTAAGAAAACTACCTTATCTCAAGAACTCATTGTAGGTCAGAGAGAAAGAAGTCGCGTAAGGTACTTAGGGATACCATCCTTATTTACCTTTCGTCAAAACTTCTTTTGATCTCAGACTACAATGGTACCTATTGCTGTATAATTCTTAAACAGCAAATAGTCACTCTTGAGACAGGTCGATAGGTGATAACTATCTATCCTCCTTAGGTAAGATGTCTGGACAATAAGAATATTGTTCAGAACATCCTTAAGTGAGTCAGAACTCAGAAAAGGTCTTAGAAAAGACCTAATCTGGGTTAGGACCTTGATTCCCTCTTTTCGTCATATCTTATCACGAGATACAACGTGATGACCAGGTTTGCTTTCAGATCTACTATTTCTAGTAGACCTTGCCATTGGAACCTGATCAGCCAGGAATCGCCAGAGGTTTTCCCAATGGACTTTGATAAAATCGAAGTTTATT